ACGAGTCGTTCAACCAGTTCGGCATGTGCATGGCCCCGGCCACGGTGCTCGCATCCGAACCCAACAACGCCAAGTGCGCGAGCATCATGCAGCAACTCAAGGCTGACATCTGGAACGCACGCAAGTGGATCCCACCGGAGGTCGTGTGATGGATGCCCGGCAAGCGGTGGAGTCGCTAGCACAGGAGTTGCGCGATGAGCCGTGCGCGATGCGTCGAGCCATCAAGCTCTGGTGCTTCGAAGCAAAGGACAGCTACACGCCTCCCGAAGGCGCGAAGAACAACGCGCAGAAGGTGCTCGATTGGAAGGATGAGCACGGCGACGCGGTCAACGGCATGACCTCCGTTGGCTGGGGCCGCGCGCGGCAACTCGCGTCGGGCAAGCCGATCAGCAGAGACACCGTGTCGCGCATGGCGCAGTTCAATCGGCACCGCAAGAACGCCGAGGTGGACCCCAAGCACAAGGGCGAGCCGTGGAAGGACGCGGGCTACGTTGCTTGGCTAGGATGGGGCGGCACCACTGGTATCGAGTGGGCCATGGGCATCATGGAGTCAAACGAATGATCCGCGACGTTGAATACTACAACCGAGTTCGCGCTGGCACCTTCGAGATCGCTTCGGATGCCGCGTTCATCATCAACAAGACTGTCTTGCGTGCGCGGCAAGAAGCCATCCGCGAGGGGAGGCTCATCGTCGTAGCGAGCATCGACGACATCCCAGGAGGTGACCCTAGCAACCCAGATGGGTGCGTCGGATGCACGTTCACGGGGCCGCAGTATTGCAAGACAGGGATCTTGGAAAGCCATCCAGCCAACGGTGGATGGGCACCTCCTCCTACTTCCACGTCGTTTGATCCGACGAATGCAGCGGGCATGAACGGGTGGTTCGGAGGCGATAAGGCATTCGACCGTATGAAAGCAGCTGGTCTTCACCAGTATCCAAACGAGTTCGTCTATCCAAAGGGGTTCCCACCAGGAGGGCCTTGGACGCACAAGTACTCGATGATTACCTACAACCACGTCGGGACGGGCAACACAGCCTTAATCATCAACACTGAAGAGCCGGAGGTTCTCAAGCAGTTTGACGGAGAGTGCGAAAAGCCGAGTCCAGGTGAGGCGTGCCAGGAAAAACTCGGATGCGAAGTGCAGATCCGCTACCGATTCGGGGTGGACTACCAGCCGCTGAAGTGGGACGGAGCCTTGCCACCGCTGGTGTTGAACAGCCCTGCGTTCGGCCTCAACAACGTGACCCCAACGCATGGGAACGACACTGAGGTCAGAGGCGGTCAAGCGTGGTACACGGTCTACACCGATGTCACGCACACACTGACGTGTGGGGAGGTATTCCAGAAGTGCATCAGCCCGTTTGCTTTGTCCGGTCAAGGCGGGTTTGCCTTCACGATCCCGTCCATGCCGTCGATCACCAGAGCAAACTTCGACAGCAACACTCAGTATAAAGAGACGGCGTTCTGGATGCGGCTCATCTGCAACGACTGCAAGCAATCATGACCCAGGAACTGCGCTCACGTAATCAAGCATCTCAGCTCTACGTTCGCGCTCTGGGTTCTGCGTGGCGCAACGGCATCGAGTTGCATGATCCTTCCCTTTGGCTCGTCAAGGAGCCGGAGATGGAAGAGAAGATGCTGCGCGACGCGGACATCGCGCACGCGGTCGGGTTCCGTCGCCACCTCATCGCGGGGCGGCAGTGGAACGTGATCGCAGCGCGAGAGGGGAGCGAGCGAGCGAAGGTCGCGCTACTTGTAGCAAACGACATGCTCGCGCAGATCGAGTCGTTCACGCAGGCACGCCTCAACCTTGCGCGCGCGTTCTTCTCCGGCGCGCGCTTCGCTCGCATTCACGGCAAGGTAAAGACTCTTACCCTGGGCGATGGCAAGCAGCGGCAGTGGTGGGTGCCCGTGCGCTTGGAGGACCAAGACAAGCGCATGTTCCGCATGAAGCCCGAGCGCGAAGCTGGTCCCATGATGGTGCGGTGGCAGATGTGGGACATGGAGCGCGACGACTGGCGCAACATGACCATCGAAGAGGTCGCGCTCACCATCCGCCATGTCTACCAAGACGACCAAGCAAGCCTCGGCCACGGTCGCGGCCTGCGCGAAGCTCTCGCATGGTGGTGGTATGCGAAGGAGCACGTATTCCGCGAGTCGCTACAAGCCGTCGAGCGGTTCGCTCAAGGCATCATCACGGCCAAGGTAGACGGCGCACGCGACGCTGCTACGGGGATGCCCAACGAGGAACTCATCCGCCAATGGCGCGATGTGCTCGAAGACCTCCGAAGCCGCCACGTGCTGGTTCACGACTCCGCAGATCAGATCGACATGGTCGAAGGAAGCGGGCAAGGATGGCAGATGCTCTCCACGCTCCGCGAGGAACTCCGCTCGACCATCTTCACGCTGGTGCTCGGGGCCAACCTCACAACGTCAGCGAGCCAAGGCGGTAGCTACGCGCTTGCCGAGATCCAAGAGAACAGCACCGAGGCACTGGTCCAATACGACCGCGAGACGCTCGAAGAGACGCTCACCAAGTCGCTACTCGGTGCCATCTGGTGGAAGAACCACGCGAACCTCGTGGAACTGGGCATCGCCGACGAGAAGCCGCGCTTCTCCATCACGCAAGAGAAGCGCATGGAGCCGCAAGAGCGCGCATCGGTTGCGCAGACCCTGGTCGGCATGGGTATCGAGCTATCACTCGACGATGTGCTTGAGCAGACGGGCTTCCGCAAGCCGGAGGATGGCGAGCGCACGATCAAGCAAGCGTCTCAGGTGCCGTCGCCCGGTTTGGATCTCCCGGCCTTTGGAGACCTTGCACAAGCATGAGCACGGCGTTGGACCAAGACGCGCTGCGCGCCCTTCTGGAATCGGACGACCCCGAAGTCGCCGAAGCCTACGCCTTGCCCATCATGGACCTCTTGGAGGCCACGGCCAGCGGCAACGAGAGCCGCAAGAGCGACGCGCTTGCGCGTCTTGGCGATGTGATGCGCAACACGATGGCCCTTGCCGAAGTGTTCGGCGCACGCGTGATGCTCAGGCAAGCCGCCATGGCTTACGGCCTCGGCTCGACCGGTGGCGAGCGCGTCGAGATGGCACGCTTCGCGGCTAGCAACCCAGGCGACCGCGTCGTGCCCAAGATCTCCATGGATGAAGCGATCCATGATCTTGTAGCTAGAACGCCCAAGACCCTGCGCAGCGCGGCCAAGCGAACGGCCCACGAGATCGGGCGCATCTACTCGCAAGAGAACGCCATCGCCTTCGCGCGCGCGGCGGACGACGCCGTCACGAAGGAAGTGCAGCGCATCATCGCCCAAGGGTTGAAGCAAGGATTGAGCGAAGCGGAGGCGGGCAAGAAGATCGCGCAAGCCGCCAACGAGCTACGCAAGCGCGGCGTGCAGTGGTCACGCGCCTACGCTCGCATGGTCTACCGCACCAACGTCTCGACCTCCGTGACCAACGGGCGGTTCCGGCAAGCGCAGGACCCCGATGTGAAAGCCGTGGTGCCCGCCTTCCGTTTCGACTCCGTGGGCGATAGCGACACGCGAGACAACCACCAAGCCGGTGATGGCGCGATCCTGAGCGTGGACAACCCCGCGTGGGCGAAGCTCGCCCCGCCGCTTGGCTACAACTGCCGGTGCCACATCGTGCATGTCTCGGTAGCTGAGCTGAAAGCTATGGGCAGGCTGTCCAAGGACGGCACGGTCAAGGAGTCGGCCATCCCCGCCGCATGGCGAGCCGACGCCGGGTTCGTCAAGGCTGGCTCGCCTAAGAAGAAGAGGCGAGCATGAATGAGTGGGAAGAGACACGGCAGACGTTCTGCCGCCTCGCGGCCAAGCTAGGGGTCTCTGCCGTCGCGCAGCAGATCCCGGCAGGCCGCGATACCGTGTATCGTCTTCTGCGCGGTCAGACAGACGAGCCAACGCTAGCAGTCCAAGCTGGCATCAAGCGCATCGTCAAGGAGCACACCAATGGTCCAAGTCACTAACCTGTACGTGTCCCAGAAGCCCAACCCCGCATCGGGCTTCAAAACCATCGTGGCTGCATTCAACCGCAGCGCATCCACGGGTGCTGGATTCTACGACGCGTTCGACGTCATCAGCGACAGCACTGCAACGGCCAAGAGCCTTGTGTTCCTAGAGGCGGGGCGAGCCGGAGTCGTGCGGAACGCGCAGTTGGCGGTGTCGGAGACCGTGACGGCCTCCTTCATTCTGTACTTGTTCACCAACGAGCCGACGAACCATATTGATGGGCAGGCCATAGCTTGCACCACCACCGACTCTCGCTACTGCATCGGTGCCTACAGCTTCGGAAACGAGAACAAGGTCCAGCTCAGTAGCAGCTTGTGGCTCTATCGGGCAGCAAGCCGAGGCATTGTGGCGGGGGCAGGCTTCCTGGAAGCTGGGTTGCCCTTCGCATCGCCTTCGCAAGCGTTGTTCGGGTTGCTCGTAGCAGAAGGAGCCTACACCCCAGCAGCTAGCACTCAGTTCCAGATCACGCTTGGCATCGAAGCGGAGGACATCCGATGAAGCCATTTTCCGGTTATCGGGCGACCAGCACCGACGGCGTGCTTGTCATCCACGACGTCCCGATCTTCGTGGAGTGCTCGCGCGGGGAGCACGACTTCAGCCGCGATTGGATCAACGCAGCCGTGGCGAAGGCCATGCAAGCCGAGCACGACGGCTACTTGCCACCGCTGCACGTGCGGCACCACGGCAAGACCGGCATGGATGATCCGGTCAAAGCTGCCGGGTTCTTCCGCATCAAGGGGACGCAGGAGATCTCGTTCAAGGGCAGCGTGCGCATGGCGGTTGTCGCGGACCTCCACATCACCGATCCATCGGTCAAGGAGGATGTCCTAGCCAAGCGGTTGCCGTATCGCAGCGTCGAGATCTTCGATGTAGACAAGCCCGCGCTCGACTCGTTGGCGTTGCTCGATCACGAGGCACCCTACCTCGAACTGCCGATGCTGATGGTCTCGGACGTCTCCGACCAAGACAGCGTCTCGCACATGCAACGAGGAGTCGCACATGCGACTTTCTACAACCCCTGGCTCCAGCGGCACGCCGACACGTTCAATCCTGTGGTAGCTTGCTTCCGTCGTGGTAGCAGTGCCATCGTTCTGTTTGAGGACAAACCAATCATGTCGAAGAACAAGCAAGTGCAGTTCGGCGAGAAGGCCGATGAGGAGTCGATGGGGGGCTACGGACCCAAGGGCCGCAAGATGAGCGATTCGTCTTCCAAGAAGGAAGAAACGAAGGACTCGGAGCAGATGCAGGAAGGCGCGATGGATTGCGCCTCCATCTGCGAGGCCATCAAGAGCGGCACGATCTCGGTCGCCGACATGGCTGCTATCCAGCAAGCCATCGCGGAGATGACGAGCGCGCAAGCGAAGCCCGAGGAGGGCATGGCCGACGAGCCTATGGAGGACGACGAGGCCAAGATGCAGGAGGATGAGAAGGACAAGAAGGATGCTCCGCCGATGAGCACGGCCTCGATGTCCGGCGTCCCTGCTAGCGCGGTTCAAGCGATGGCTCGCATCGCGGGCGAGAACGCGGCTCTCAAGGCCCGCCTCGACGCGCGCGATGCAGCGGATCGCCGCCGCGACGACGTCACCGTTGCGGTAGCAACCTCCGGCAGCGGCTCGCGGACTACCACAAGGAGTTCGGCCCGCTGGCTTTCGCGGCATACGTCAACAGCATGGTCGATGTGTTCGGCCAGATGTCGGAGCTTGCCGACTACGGCTCGGCCACATTCGCAGCGTCGCCTGACGTCATTCCGTCCGCCGCGCTCAAGTGGCAGAAGAACGGCCCCGACGCCGTCGAGAAGGCCGCACGCTTTGCGCGTGAGTGGCGTGACTTGAACCAGCGTGGTCTCGCTCGCCAGAGCGAGGAACGCTACATCGAACTCAACATGTCGAGGAACTGACCCATGGCTGCACTTACTGCTGCTCAGAATCTTGCCAGCCGTCCGCGTGCTGGCCGTCACTCGTTCGTCGTGACTAGCGGCGCAACCGTCTACGCGGGCACGTTCGTTGGGACGCTGGCTGCTGGTGGTCTGTCGAGCTACGACAACACCGGCACGACGCGCTTCTGCGGAATCGCCTTGGAGACCGTCGTTGGCGATGGCACGAAGCAGTGCCGCGTGAACACCGAAGGCGTCACGATCACGACCACGGTGGCTACCGTGACCGACGCAACCTCGGTCAACTCTCTGGTCTACTGCCAGACCAACAACCCGGCGGACTGCACTGCTTCGGCAGCTACGTCTCCAGCAATCGGATTCATCACGCGTTGGTACAGCGGCACGACCTGCGACGTCCAACTCTTCTCCATCTTCGAAGCCGAAGCCAAGATCTGAGGTCTAACCCATGACTACCGTCATCGCTTCATCGGTCCTGGCAAACGGCCTGCGCACCGAGTTCACAGACACCTACCTTGCGATCCAGAATCGGCAGGCGGACTCCCGCCTGTCGATGGTCATGGACCTCGGCATCGGTGCTACCAATCGCCAACACGAGTTCGCCTACTTCGAGGCGGCTCCGCACATGGCCTACTGGCAGCGCGGAACGGCCATCCCGCAGGACAACTTCGGGTCGGTGCAGTTCAGCGTTCCGGTCTACACCTGGGGCCGTCGCGTGGCGTGGCACAAGGAAGACCGCAAGGACGATCAGACGCAGAGCTTGTTCGACATGGCTCGCATGTGCGGAACGAGCGCGGCGTTGCTGCCTGAGCGGTTCTTCTTCGACCTCATCACAGGTGCGACGGGCACGCTTCCGGCAGTCCCGACTGCTCCAGACGGCGCAGCCATGTTTGCCACCACGGCAGGCGGTGCCAACCGATTCGGCGTTTCCAGCGGCAACCTGCTGTCGGGCAGCGGCGTGGCTTCGGCCTCGGCGATCCTCACGGACTACTACAACACCCTGGAGCAGTGGAAGCAGTTCCAAGACGGCAAGGGCCAACCTTTGCTGTCGGACGAAACCATCGACTCCGGCGTGATTTGCATCTTCGGCGCAGCCAATCTGGAAGCGTTCGAGGAAGCGTTCCTTCAAAAGCGTCAAGGCACGGTCCTTGGCACGGATGCGGGAACGACCCCGAGCAACATCGTTCAGGACGCGAGTCGCAACGTCACGCTGTGGGCCTCGTCC